ACATAAATTACAAAAATGTTTGGTTTGTGCTTGAGGACAGAAAGGTTGTTGTTGACATGTGGAGAGGCGAGGGTCTTACCTGCCTCCAAGTTGCTCCAGGAGACATATGATGCTTGAGTTGAGATTACTTGGAAACGACATTGAGTTGGACAGGGAAAAGGTTGCTAGGGTGTTTGATGTCCGTGCAACTTTACGATGGGAACTTGAACAAGCCATTGAGCGAGCGAATGTTAGTGATGACGACATTCAGTCTCGCATAGACGAAGCATATGAAAAAGGTTATGAGGAAGGAAAAGAATATGGTCTCGAAGAAGGACGCCAAGAAGGATATGAGCAACGAGAGTCTGAAGAACAGAAAGCCAATTGAGTGCATTGAAGAGGCTCTTGCCACTTTCAAACAACGCAACAAACAATATGGCGACAACTATCTTCAGCATGGTCAGGTGATGACTGCTCTGTTCCCCAAAGGCATTAAGTTGGAAACAGTTGAAGACTGGAACAGATTCGGCATCGTCAACATGGTCGTGGCTAAGTTGACTCGCTATGCTCAGGCTTGGCCTCAAGTCAACAAGAGCACAATTGATTCAGTTCATGACTTGGGTGTTTATGCATTCATGCTTGAGTCTTTGGATTCATTCAAGTGGGGAGCAGAAGATGATAGTGTTTGACCTAGAGACCACAGGTTTGCCCAAAGCGGAAGGTTCTGACCTAGACATTCAACCTCGCATCATTGAGTTCGGTGCAATCAAACTGGACGACAATCTTGAGGAGGTTGAGAGGCTTGAGTTCTTCTGCAATCCTGGGCACCCACTTGACCCACAGATCATCAAGATCACAAACATCACCGACGACATGCTCAAAGATGAAAAGCCATTCATCGCGAACTACAAGCCTTTGTGTGAATTCTTCCTTGGTGAAAAATCAATTGTCGCTCATAACTTGCCTTTTGATAGGAAGATATTAAAATTTGAATTGGAGAGGCTTGACAAACTCACCAAGTTCCCATGGCCGTATGATCACATCTGCACAGTTGAGGTCGGAGAGTCAGTCTGGGGCAAAAAGCGTAAACTGGGCGACATCTATGAAGATCTGTTCGGTGAAAAGATAGAGGGAGCACACCGCTCAATCAACGATGTGGAAGCAACTGTCCGCATCATCCAATGGTATAAAAAGGAGGGACATATATAATGGATCCAGCAACTATCGGTTCAATCGTAGGTGCATTGGTTTTCATTCTTATCAAAGCAGCACTGCAATGACAGCGAATGAAATTCAAAGCCACATAGAAAAGATGATCCGTAGGTGGGAAGAAACCTACACAATCGCTCCTGCGGATTACATTTCAAAACATCAAATGTCAAGCGACATATTATTTTTAGTCAAACAGGTGAAAAATGCTGAACATAAGAACCAGGACTGAATACAGTTTCCGTAAAGCCTATGGACCAATCAACAAGGTCATTGAGGCTATCAGCGGAGAGGCTGTTGGCATTTGTGATTCTGGGACTTGGGGTCATGTGAATTTTGAGCACGCCTGTAAAAAAGCAAACATCAAGCCTCTGCTTGGGGTTGAGATTCCGATCGTGGGAGACGCAACAGATCGCTCAAAACAACCAGCCAATGACATGGCATTCATAGCCAAGAACAATGATGGCTTGACAGAGATATATCAGTTGGTGACCAAGAGCACCGACAAAGATCATTTTTATTATCATCCTCGTCTCAGTTACGAGGACTTATTTGATATCAGCGACAATGTTATAATTTTAAGTGGAACAAACCCAGATTGGGGATTGTTGCCTTTGACCAAAAAAGACACTCTTTATATTGAGTTGAATCCAATGAGCACCCGCAAGGCTCTGGACTTCGCAGAGAAAAAAGGCTTTCAAGTCGTGGCCACCTCTGACAACTTTTATCCCAAGACCACAGACAAAAAGGCATACGAGGTGTTGGTCGGTCGCAACCGCACAGACCGCACAGCCCAGATGCACATCCTCAATGAGTGGGAGTGGAGAGACGCAGTGCCATGGGCACCAGAGTCAGCCATTGAGAACACCTACAAGATTGCTGAGATGTGCGACGCAAGTTTGCCAACCGCACAGATGGTTTCATTTCACGCTGAAAAGACTTTGCGCCAAATGTGTGAGGAAGGTGCACCACCACGCAACATTGACCTCACTGACCCAGTTTATGAGGCTCGTCTTGACCGAGAGTTGAAGTTGATTGCAGAAAAAGAGTTTGAGGACTATTTTTATGTCATCGCTGACATGATTAACTACGCCAAAGAACACATGCTCGTTGGACCAGCCAGAGGCTCATCATCAGGCTCACTAGTTTGCTACCTCACAGGCATCACAGACATTGACCCGATTCAGCATGACTTGCTGTTTGAGAGATTCATTGACATCACTCGTGAAGACTTGCCTGATATTGATATTGATTTTCAGGACGACCGCAGAGAGATGGTGTTTGAATATCTAAGGCAAAAGTATGGTGCGGAAAAGGTTGCCCACTTAGGAACAGTCTCTCGCTACAAAGCCAAAAGCACAATCGCAGAAGTTGCCAAAGAACTTGGCATTCCAGCATGGGAAGTGAACGACCTCAAAGGTGCAATCATTGAACGCAGTTCTGGTGACTCTCGTGCAGCGTTTTGCATTCTTGACACATTCAACGAACTTGATGTTGGCAGAAAGGTGCTTGAGAAATATCCTCAGATAAAAGTTGCCGCAGACATGGAGAATCATGCCCGACACAATGGCGTTCATGCCGCAGGTATCATTGTCACTGAATATCCCGTCAGCCAATATTGTTCGGTGTCAGGCCAAACAGGTGCAGCCCAGATTGACAAAAAGGACGCAGAGGATCTTAATCTGCTGAAGATTGATGCTTTGGGCTTGAGGACTTTATCGGTGCTTCAAGATGTTCTTGATCAGGTTGGGTGGACTCGTGATCAGTTGATAAAATATCCTCTTGAGGATGAAGAGGCATTCAAAGTCCTGAACGACGAAAAATATGCAGGGATCTTTCAGTTTGAAGGCTACGCATTGCAGTCTGTGACTCGTCAGATGAAAGTGCATAAGTTTGAAGACATCGCAGCAATCACTGCTTTGGCTCGTCCTGGACCACTCAACTCAGGAGGCACAACTCAGTTCATCAAACGCCACACAGGTGCGGCACCAGTTGAGTATCTTCACCCAATGACTGAGGCCATCACAAAGGTGACCAATGGGGTCGTGGTGTATCAGGAACAAGTGATGACAATAGCCAGAGATGTGGGTAAGTTGTCATGGGAAGATGTATCAACCCTCCGCAAAGCAATGTCCAAGTCATACGGCAAAGAATACTTTGACACATTCTGGGAAAGATTCAAAGTTGGTGCAGCTGAGAATGACATCCCTGAAGACCAAGCCCAACGCATTTGGGACAACATTAACACAATGGGCTCATGGGCATTCAACCGCTCACATGCAATCGCATATGGCCTAGTCAGCTATTGGTGTTGCGTTTTGAAGAGCAAGTTTCCTCTGGAGTTTGCTGCTGCTTGCCTCCGCAATGTGAAAGATGACGAACAAGCTGTCAGGCTTTTGCGTGAGGTTGTTAAAGAAGGACTCAACTACAAGTCATTTGACAAATTCAAATCAAAGGCCAACTGGTCGGTGCAAGATGGTGAGTTGATCGGTGGTTTGATCGGTATCAAAGGTATCGGTCCAAAAATGGCTGAGGACATCGTTAACAGACGTGAGATGGCCCAACCTCTGACTCCTCGCCAAGAATCGCTCCTGGACAACGGGAGCACACCCTACGACGATATTTTTGAGTGTGAGAGAAGGTTCGGACACATCAAGGCTGACCCAGCCGCACACAAGATTGTTTCACCCATCACTGACATCATTGATTTGGACGCTGACAATCCAGGAATGTTTGTGTTCTTCGGGAAGTTGAAAGAGAAGAACTTGCGGGACATGAATGAGACAGTCAATCTAGCCAAGCGTGGCGGTCGCAGAGTTGAGAACAATAACCTATGGCTGAATGTGACTTTTGAGGATGACACTGGCCCAATCATTTCAACCATTGATCGTTTCAAATATTCACGCATGGGCAAGCCCATAGTTGAGGATGGCAGACTTGGTGATTGGTATCTCGTGAAAGGCCAAATCAAAGCAGGATTCAGAAAGATTTATGTAGAAAAAATTCGTAAACTTTCATAAGTCTTTGAATTTGTTGAATATAAAAAACACTTTCTTGTTATTTTTTTGTTGCCTTTTTACCCAGAAAGAGCGATACTAACAGAGTAAGGGAAATTGTTCCCATTTTGAGAAAGGAAAATATCATGGAAAAACATACTCCAAATCGCCGTGCAATCACTGACTGGATCGGCAACAGTCGCAAAACTTGGTGTGGTCCATATGCCATCGCAGTTGCTTGCGGAACTTCATACGAGCCAGCCTATCAGGTTGCCAAAAAAGTTCGTGGCAAGCGTCATGCCAAAGGCATCACCAACACCGACCTCATGAAGTCATGCAAGGCTCTTGGCGTCAAAGGTGAATGGTTCCCGATCTCAAGTGTTGGTGCTGGCAACAAGTCAAAGATGAAGTTGGAAAATTTCCTCAAACTTCTTCTTCCTGGCAAGGTGTATGTGATCCAGATCACAAAGCATTTCATCGTTGTTGACACTCGTGACTTCACGACCATTGACAACCAGAACCCTGACGCATGGATCGCCATGGAAGCGACTCCACACAAGAACAAACTCGTCCACAACTACTTTGTGGTTGAGAACCCGAAGTTCGATCCCAAGAGCGAAGACGCTTGGTTGATTGAGCCACTTGCAGCCTCTGCTTAATTGAGAAAGGAAAGAATCATGAACTTCAAATGGATGACAGATTACGATCAGGAAATGTTCCGCAGCCTCAAAGGTCTTGTTAACAATGGTGGCTTTTTCAAGTCATCAGGTCAGGCTGCATTTTTTGAAAAGCGTGTTCGCACTGGCAGCCATCATGTTGGACCATGCACTGCTTGGGACAATTCTGTTGATGTTGCTGAAGGCCAGTATGCAATCATTTGCGAAGGCCTGGTTGGGTCTGGTGAAGTCAACTATGTTGACAACTGGGGCAGTCGTGCTCGTCGTAAGGCATGGATCTTCGTGATTGATGAGGTTGGTGTTGTGGAGATGTTCATTGGTCGCTGCAAACACTACAGCGATGGCTCTGCCCCGAATGGTGAGAAAACTGTTCGCGAGTTCGTTCGCACTGACGAGGGTCGTGCGCATGACCTTGCTAAGTCTTTCGCCGACGAGCGTGCCGCAAAAGCCAAAGCCATTGGTGACAAGCGTGCAGCCTCCACTCATGTTGGTGAGGTTGGCGAGCGTATTGAGGTTGAAGGCTTTGCTCGGCTCATCACTTCTTTTGATAATGATTTTGGTCGGTCATACATGTATATGATTGAGGACGCAGATGGCAATGCCTACAAGTTTATCGGAACAGGAATCCACACTTCTGAGCAGAGTGCTGATCGTCGCATCGCTTTCAAAATCAAAGCGAAGTTTACTGTGAAGGCTCACGACGAATACAACGGCCAGAAGCAGACTGTGGTCAACCGCCCAAAGATCATCGAGCGGGAAAGCATGGGGGCAGCAGCATGAAGAAATATTCAGGCAGTGGCTCACCTTTTGTGCGTGGCGGGATGGATTCTTACTATCGTCGCCCACGCAACCCTCATTATTACATTGATGGGACTAACGAGTTCGGACACTATTGTCAAATCAGGATTGAAGAGTTGACGGAAGAAGAAACCGAGCAGTATTTTGCTGGTTACGAAGACAATGAAGAAAATGGAGATAAGAAAGATTGGGGATGATTATTGAAAAGGCTCACGGCAAATATTGCCTAGCCAAAACGAAACTTGATGGCAACTCAATCCAAAAACTCTCTTCCCTCCCAGGATTCAAAAAGTGGGTGGGGAGGGATTTGCTTTTTGCACCGACTGGTGCCAACCTAGAGCACATTCATAAATTTTGGCCAGAGGCTGAATGGACTGAAGAGGCCAGCCCTATCCTTGATAATTATATCCAGACTTTGCGTGAGGCTGAAAAGAACAGAGAAGAAAAAGACAAGCCAGCTGAAGATCTCGGCGACTTCATGTTCAAGACTCGTCCTTTTGATCATCAGCGTAAAGCCTTTTATCTTTCCCGAGACAAAGACTCGTTTGCACTTTTGATGGAGCAAGGCACAGGCAAAACAAAAGTCGTGATTGACAATGCGGCATATCTTTACGGCAAAGGCAAGATCACAGCCCTAGTCGTGATTGCCCCGAATGGTGTTCACCGAAACTGGCTGAGCAAAGAGATTCCTGATCACATGCCTGAGTGGTGTCCGACAAGAGCAGTTTACTACCATGCAAGCATGCGCAAAAAAGAGATGGATGCTTTTGAGGATGTGTTGGCTGAAACAGAGGCTCTCAAAGTCTTCAGTTTCAATGTTGAGGCTTTTGTAAGTGACAAAGCAACAAGGCTGATGAACAGAGTTCTGCTCAGCAATGATGTATTGTTGGTTGTTGACGAGAGTTCCCGCATCAAACGTCCAGGAGCAAAGCGAACAAAAAGCATCACTCGCTT